CGTCTCATCGATTACAATATCGCCGTTCGGGACCAGCCACGATACCGCGACATCGGGCAATTCGCTTTGCGAGTTATACCCGTTAAAGACGTGATAGTGCCCGTCCAAAGCCTGAAGGGCCGCCCGCATCTCGACAAGATGTTGCTTCTTAGGCTCCGTTATGTCCTGCTGGAGCGGATCATCCGTCCATGTTACGGGTATCGGATTACCGCCCGAATCTTTCGCAGGTCCCGATTCGTAATTTCCCATAGATCATTCCTTATGCATAAACAGCCCGCGGGGTCTTATTCTCCCACTTGCCTGTGCTTGAGTTATACCGAAGCGCGTGATTGTTAGCGAGGCCCGATATCGACACATCCGAGAGAGCCGACAGGTTGCTGACAGCGGCCCAGTAAAGAGGCCTTATATCGCTATAAATAAAACCTTCATTTGAATGCGAGTCTTTATCTTCATAGTCGACAACCTTGGTCATGGTAGTCTTGCAATAGACTAGACAAATCGGAATGCGGGCCGAAGGGATACCTGCCCAGTTGGGAACGGGGCTTGCTGCCTCCGTTCCTACGATCCACGCCAAGGTTCCCGCAGAATCAACTACAAGGATATCGATCCTCGGGTTTGCCGCGGGCGCCGTGATGGCAGGTGAAGCCTTTGCCGCCATCGATACGGGCTGAGAGCCGATATATGCCTGCTTATAGAATCCTCCCGCCTCGCTCGAATCTATCGCAACGCTCATTCCGCACCTTGCCTTTATAGTATCGAATATAAAAGTCTGGCTCGCCGGGAGCTGATAAAACCCGTAATCCGTGATAATCGAAAGATCGGCATTCGCTCCGTTATTCCCGTCCGGCGCGTAAAGGTCAAGCGTGTCTTGCTCCCATGTATTCGCCGTCGCGTCACTCGTAAGAAGCCAGTAACTGACATGCCCCGATGCATCCTCCAAAAAGAATCTGAATGTTTGAGACGCGCCGGAGCATCTCTGCCACAAAAGAATCTCTTTAAAGGCCGAGAGGTCCAGCGCCTTAATCTTCGTTACCTGTCTGTCGGGCGTAGCGTCGATAGCGACGGCAATAGCGAAATTCCCTTCTTGTTTTACGATAGAGTGATTAACGGTACACCCCGCGCCCGACCATGAACTTTGCGCCTGAGCATCTGTGGCATATTCCATATCGTCCAAGACAAAGCTCGCTCTTGGTCTAAGCGGCATAAGATCGCCCTGAAATAAGGCCCTCAAACTATTCCGCAGGTTCATGAGCGACATAGAGCCTTGCGGCTGGTTATGATCGAAATAATGTCTTTCCATTATTTGCCTCGTCTTTTATAGATTACGGTGTCGCAGACTTCGCATTTACCCTCATAGACCTTGTCTTTATTTTTCAATGTCTTGGGTGCGACATCCTTCATTGAAACGATCTTCTGACAGGTAATGCAGTAACCTTCCATTTAATACCCTTTCGCTTCCCAGTCTATCTCGGCCGTTCCGATCGGGGCCCCGGCCAAGTCGTAAACCTGAGCATCCATCTGGTCTTTTGTCTTACCGCTTAAAATAATGATTCCTTTTACGCCGTTAACGATTGCTGTATTAACTCTCGGCGGAAAGCTGAAACCGGCCCCGAATATTATCGTCTTTCCGGCAATGGGTATCAGAACGTCCTTGGCCCACGCCACTCTTACGGACGGCGCATTTATGAATATAGAGCAGGCGTAAAAATATACGTTGTGATTTACATCAGACGCGGAAAGAGTGAACTTAAACCTTACGTATCGGGCCCTGTAAGTGGCGTTAGCGTTTATGGCGGTAAAGGCCGTGTAACTTACGCCGTCTTCGCTTAAAGATATCTCGACCGCAAGGCTTCCTCCCGCGACGTTTCTGTAGAGAACATCCGTAAAAATCTTGAATTCGAATATCGTCTCAAGATCCAAAGGCGTGACCATTTCGTAATACCCCGAAGGCCTCACGGGTTCGTCCAAGATTAGACCCAGATCCGCTTCCTGCTGTTCCCACGTCTTACCTTCTGCTTCCCTGTCCTCCCATAAGTTTTGAGTTAGTAGACCGAAGACGTTCCTGACATACCCCGAGTCATAATCGTTTCGCTTTATAAGACCGAGATTCGATAATCTGTACTCGTGGTTTACGCTCCAAGGATCGAAGGTATTAATAAAGTTCATTTCGGGAGGCGGCACTATCATAAGAGTGTCGATCCCAGGAGCCGCCGATTCGTTGCCCGAGGTGTCTATCGCCTTGATCATAAAGGTAATCTCGCCGGTCTCTCCGACCGGATACATGAATTCGGTCGTATCGATAAGCTCCGCTATCACCTGACCGACACCCCACTCGGATCCTTTCTTTATTATGTAGCGCGCCAGATCCGCGTCCGATATGGCATTCCAGCTGAATTTTAAAAGGTTTCCCTCTTGATATATTTCAAATCCCGTAACGTTGGACGGCGCGGCGAGTTTCCCGAGGACTGTGAGCGGATCCGATACAGCCCCGTCCGATATTACGCTATTGATCGAAACCGTCTTTATTCTTACAAGATACGTTGTATCAGCCTCCACGCTGAATACGGTAAAATTGGAGCCGGAAGTAAATCCTATCGTCTTATAGTCGGCAGAGCCTTTCTTTAGCTCTACCTGATAGTGACTCAAGAATATTTTGGAATCATCAGTCGGCGGGTTAAAACTTATGAGTATATCCGACCCCACCGTTCCGTCACGATGAAGGTAATAGGGGCTTTCATGCAAAACGATATTCGATACGTCCGACACCGGCTTGTAAGGATTCGGAGGTGTCCCGTAGTCAAATACCTGAATCGTGGCCCCGTAGCGGTCGTTATAGATAGAGGCGTTATATTCCTGACATACGAATTTGAATACGTCCTTTTCGTCCTCTTCGATACGCTGAATAATAAACTCTTTATCGATCCACCCCATAAGAGAGTGCGTTATCTTTATGACATCGCCTATCTCCTGCCCTATAGCGTTAAGCGAGGTCGTGAACTCTATCATTACGGGACAGAGTTTAAGCTCATAAAAATACTGGTTAGAAAGCCTTAATGCCTGCGACTGCCTGTTTATAGACGGAATCGTAAGCGTCTGTTCGACAAGGCCCCGTTCGTCCTGATCGATCTTGTCTTCTTGTCCCCAAGCGAGGATCCTTGCATCGTCCTGTTCGGGATCAAAGTATTCGATACCGAAACGATTGATCTTCTGATCAAGGCCCTTCTGCGTTACTTTCAGGTCCTTTATATCGTCTTCGTTTAACAACGCTACCGATGCCGACGGTTTGGCCGCTAAAAGCTTAAGCTTCGAGCCCGACCTTATGAGGGCGCCCGCAAAGCCCACGAGCATCTCGGCCAAGTTGTCTGTAGCGGCCCTTTTCTGGTCTATACAGAATGACATGGCGTATCGTCTCTCGCTTCCGCCCGCCCCGTTCGAGACAAGTTCAAGACATCTGTCATAAACCTCTCCGAAGCTCATATCGTCTACGTCATCCGTAAGATATCCGCATCCTCCTGTCTGCATCTTCATCAAAAGATAATCCCTTATGCACGCCGCGGGGTTATCCGAATACGATTTTGCGGCCGACCAGTTCGATCCCGTCCATGTCGAGACCTTCCTTCCTCTTACAACGCAGGTGACGTTGGGTCGGCCCCCTTTTAGCTTATCTGAGGTCGAAAGGTGAAGATGAAGCATTGCCGTATGACGATACTGGATCCCCTCGAGATCAAGCCCCGAATCGGTCTCTACGTTCTGCGCGGGTGTACCCAAGAATGCGTGATACGAACAGCCCGGAAGATCCCCTATCGGCTCCCCGTTTATTCTTATGTCCGTAATCGATTCGATCTCGCCCTGACATAAGGCAACGAGTAAATCTATATCCTCGCCTCCCATGACGGGGTTTTGATATACGATATTTCCCGCAAGACGCGCCTCTCCGTAGAGTAAAGGCACCGGATACTGGTTTGTTGAGGTAGTCTGAAGCTCGCCGAAACGATATCTGGGAGAAGCCGCAAGTCCTCCCGATTTTGACTGCTGTCTTGATTGTATGGCAAGGCCCATGGAATAACCCGTCACGGCAAGCCCTATGGCGAATAAAAGAGTTGTCCCGAACGCCATGCCGAGCGACGGCCCCAAGGCCATGGCTCCCACAAAGGCGACGGCCGCTATTATCGCCGGAGGCCCCGCGGGCGGGATATAGATTCGACCGTTTTTCTCGCGTATGGCGAATAGGAAGTATTTCTCCCACGACGGCGTAAGGCGAGATATCTTCGATTTCTTGCCTTCCGTCGCGTGAAGCATACGACCGTATCCGAGATACAGTCCCACGTGAAGTTCGTCATCGATCTTGAATACGAGCACATCTTCGGGCTGGATTTCGTCCTTAGGAATAATATGGTTGTATTCTCTGATCTTAGAAATGACTTCTTTAGGGTCCAGCGATTCATAGTCGCCTGCCTTGGGCGCCACTCCTTCCATCCCGCGAGAATTGAAATACAGCTGCATAAGCCCTACGCAGTCCGTTCCTTCGAAGGATCTGCCGTCCTCCTTCCAAGGAATGCCCACAAGTTTATTCAATGTGTCTCTATCAAGCGTCTTCATTCTTCCTTCTTCATGGGGTTTATAAGCTGCGGAATATGCTTAAATCCGCCGAAATTCGCCTGATTCGCAAAGCGGTTTTTGCATACGTCGAACGACTTGTCGCAACCTCTTTCTATCGAATATGTGTCGCCCGCGATCGGCGCATGCGGTAATGCGTAATCGAGAATTACCTTATGATCTGCCGATACGAAATCCGTTATCTTTCGCTTTAAGCCGTTATTTTGACCTGATGTAAAATAGATGATTCCGTCGTTCCAAAAATCGTCTGCCTCTGTTCGCGCGGGGTCTATAATGAAACTTGCCCCCGATCCGGCCCCGATAATCTGGCCCGTAAGCCTTGTCCCGGCCACATTGAAAGAGCAGAACTCATCCCCGAATATATATGAGCAGTAGAGCTGCTGCATCCGGCCCGTCTCGACCGATAAGGATTTAAGCTTCGATTTACATTCGATCTTGACGCTCGTCTCGGTCAGCTCCGCTACCGCATTTATAATGCCGTC